AAGTGATTGTATCTCATACTTTAGCCATCCAATTAAATTTATGATTATCCGATGGCATCACATCAACGCCTAAAGTTTTTAAGAAACGAAGTATTTGTGGGTTTTCTGATTTTCCATAAACTTCTTTAATGTCGGATTGCCTTATTTTTTGTATAAATTTTGTCAATGATTTTGCCAATATTAATGGCGTATCTTGAGTATATAAGTGTAGTTCTACTTTACCTTTAGCAAATCTAAATAAAAACAGAACAGAATTATTTTCTTGCAATAAAACAGCATGCCCTGTTTTAACAGCAGCATTAATTTTTACTAAAGCAGCTTGAGGGTCTTGATTGTGTATACTATTTAAAATAATTTCACTTGGTGTCATATCAATAATTCGCATTCGTATAAATAATATTCATAAAGCCACATAATTCACTTGCCCAATCTTGCCAATTTTCAAATCCTCTATGGTCTGGTAGACCATTCTGTACAAAATACCCAATACCATTCATGCCATCAACCCAGTCACGCCACTTATCTTCTGGAACAGTTCCTAATTGGTTAGATGCAAATAAACCGGCCATTAAAGCACACCAATAGTCCCAAGTCATGTTTCTAGGGTCATATGTTATCATGGATTACCTGTTCCTCTGACATCACCAATATCAGCACTTACTAATATTCTACCCATCTGGTAGTCGCCATTAAAGGTATTACTTTCAAAACGCATTCTTAATTCGCGATATTGCTCTTTCATATCGATTTTAAGCGTACTTGGACTAAATGTATAAGGAGATAATTGGCTAGTTACATCTTGCTCATCAGCATAGCCTTTACCTTTAATATAAAGATTCATATCGCCTACCTGCACAAAGTCAGGCTCAACTCTTTCTACACGAATCCACACATTATCACCTTGTAACTGAGGATTACCTGGTCCTCCGCCTACCCAACCAAGTGAATTAGTCTCAAAAAAGGACTGAACAGCATCCACATTAGTTAAGTACACCTGATCAGTACCTACCTCATGCTGCCATAAAGTATATGCTTGGTTCAATGTAAATGAAATAGTTAAGCCTGAACCAGTAGAAGGCGCTCTTGATATTGTAGGGACTGTGCCTGTAAATGAAGAAGTATAATTTCCGCCTTGGATAATATTTAAAGAAGTAACAACTCCTCCACTTACAGTGGCAACAGATAATAATGCAGGAGAACCAGCCCCTCCAACTACTTGAACCACATCTCCAACTGTATAACTTGTGCCGCCACTAATAACAGTTGCTGAGCTCATATAGTAGCCAGAAGATGTATTATCGGCCCATATAGGGTATCTAAATACTTCAGAGAAAATACCTGCAGATCTATTAGCGCCTATAGCAAACCCTGCATCATACCAAGTTTTTTCTCTTACATTATAGATAATAGCATTATTACATTCTGTTGAATTCCCTGATGGATAGAACCACCAGATCTCACCCCATCTAGGAATTTTGGTAACCCATACTTTTTGTCTTTGAGCATAATTTAAATTATCAAAGAAATAATTTTGGTTAGTGTCATTCGGTATTTCTTGTACTACTCCATTGTACATTAAGAATCTATCTACACCTGCCCAATAGAATATACCATCATACTCAATAACACACTGACTAGACATAATAGATGTCTGAGTACTAATGATATCATATCGCCAATAAATAGTTGATGTTCCTACGGATTGTGGTGCATAAGTCACCCTTGTTAATTGATCAGTACTCCAAAATAAACCTGCAGGTGATGTTGTACCACCTCTTAATGGCATACCTTTTATGACTTTAGTGCCTGATACATTATTAGCATTAGCATCCGCCCCTACCCAATTCTCAAGATTTCCTGCGCTATTATTTTGAATTAATCCGTTATTACCATAGACAAATGTATAAGGATAAAGCACTACTACTCCGCCTGACACGCTAATATTATTGTCATAAGTTAAAGTTTGAGTTGATGAAACAGTTGCAGGATTAGACAAAGTAATTGTGGTTGTCCCGCCTGCTGTTGATACTGCTGTAATCGTTGTATTAGCAGGAATTCCAGTGCCGCTAATGGACTGACCACTAGCAATTAATAAATTAGCAGGTGTAATGGTAGCGGTTGTTGTACTATTAAGCACAGTAGATGCTGTAAAAATACCAAGTTTAGTCATTCCACCATAAGGAAATTGACCTACCATTACCGGACTATTGACAGTGCTTGAAATATCATTTAAATTTTGTCCTGGATGGCCTAATACAGTTAGCTGACCACTTCCACCTGAATCATAAACCACGTCCCATTGCCATAAGTTATTAGCATTAGAGCTAAAAGCAGAGGACATCGAAACTTGTGTTGGGCCAGAACCTACACCATTGGTATTATTGGTTTGCCAAACATAAACTCCATCACTCTGTCCGGAATATACATAGTTAATACCATTAACGGATTGCATAATAATGCCGCGGCTTATGCCTGTAGCATTTTGGAATAATCCATTATAGCCACCAATCTTACGGGGTCTACCTCTTTGAAATCTCACCCAAAGACCGTTCACATAACGAATAGAGTCAAACTGAGTTCCATCCCGCTGAATACCAGGTTGAATGTTTAAAGTAATGACTTTAGTGGTCAAAACCCACCTCCATAAATACCGCCTAGTGCAAAGAATCCAGTGCCATTAAAATAACCTACTTGATTATTAGCAACTACAAAACCTAATTGGCTAGATGCTGGTAAATAAAGACCAGTGTTTAAGTCACCCGTAAACTTAAGAGAAGGTACTGAAGTAGAACCATTGCCTAGTGTTAATGATGTAATATTAGATGATGACCCTGATGCTGCATTATAGACGTTTGTACCATCACAGATAAGAATAAGAGAAGTGCCTTGTGTTACCTGTACTGTTGCTCCCCCGCCTACTGAAGTTTTTACGGTAAACGTATAAGAACCTGTTGTATTGTTGGTAACAGAGTACAACTGAACAGTAGAAGGCACAACTATAATCTGATTGCTAGTGAGTGCCCCTGAGTATACCTGAATAGTATTTGCAGCTTGAGCACTACTTAATGTGGTTGTTCCGCCGGTGACGGATAAAGCAAGTTCTGTATATGCAAATTGATTAGATCTACCATAAGCATAAGAATACCAACCACCTGAACCATATGACACTAGTACTATTGACTCTGTTAACTGTAATTGCTGATTTGAATTTGAATCAATAGTATCAGAACCATTCGGAGTTAATGTTAATATGCCTGTTCCGTCATTCTTAAAAATAGTAAACCAACCAGCGCCTACAGTAGCAGCAGATGGTAAGTTTAATGTGCCTGCCCCTCCTGTCCAAGTGTTCATCTGAGCTCTTGCGGTAGCTGGTATGTTAGAAGTAACATTATATGTTTGCACTACTGTTTGCTGATTTAAAGTAGCGCCTATTGCGGTTAGCCCATAACCAGCTAGTGTTGCTGCATTAGCAGCTGATGTTCCTGCCCCAAAAGTAACAGTTGCCCATGTGCCTTGAATGGTAGTATTGTCGGTGACATAAAGATAGTAAGCAATACCAGCAGTAGCAGAGACTATACTTGTACTTCCTACCGTACTATTATTGGTTGCAACAGTGAAAGTATTTGACCCAATATTTCTAATAATCATTGCCTGACCGGTTGACACTTGAGTTGCCGGTGGCATGTAAAGTGTTAATCCACCAGTAGTTGCCGATACTTCAATAATATTGGCAGTAACCTGATTTTGATTATTACCGTTAATCGACCACTGTAAAGTCGTGTTTGCGCTTAAAGTAATCGACTCATATGAGACAGGACTTGGTGATACAGTTTGTCCTGTAAATGGGCTGGTATAGGTTGGATTTGATGTAGTCATAATTAGCTTTCAATAGCAATCGCTTGTCTATCGGCAAGACGTAATTGATCTTCTTGTTTAAGAACCTGCATTGCTTCACTATACTTTTGTTGAAAGATCTGCCGTTGATCATTCTTTACAAACAGAATTGCTTGTAATAATGTACCAAACAACATAGCATTCGGTGCATTCTGTGTTAACCAATTAGTTTGATTATCATTAGACAATGGAGCAAGTCTTTCATAGTACAAGACTTCAAATGGGTAGTTCTGATCAGGTGTTGGAGACACTATCCAGTTATCATAATTATAGTCGGCAAAATAAAGAGGCGTTCCTGTGGCGGTAGAACTAGGGCTGTATTGTCTTAAGTATTCATATTTACGTAAGAAAACAGGCTGAATCTGACCACTACTAGTTAAGTTCATAC